GAAGTCTAAAATGGGTAAAGTTATTAGAATGATTTAGCCAGAGGTAACCCACCTGAAACCAGAGGCTAAATTATATAATGAACTTAAAAGAAAAATTACAAAGATATCGTGGAACAGACTTGAAAACCGTAGCTTATTGGGGACTCCCGATCTATTGGGTTATACTCCTGACGAGCACTTTTTTACATTGGAACTGAAGGTTACAAAAGGTTACCGAATTCGTTTCTCACCCCACCAAATTAGCTTTCACGTAAAGCATCCACAGAATACCTTTATCCTTGTTGCTTGCGCCCCGAAACTTGGGCTTGTGCGCTTGTACCCTGGTCACGGGATCCTGGCGCTTGAGAATTTTGGCTTGAAGCTTGAACCCTTAGCGTCCGGTTGGGATGCTTGCCGCCTCCAGCTTGAGGGCTTGAGAGCTTGAGCCTTTGCTTCCTAAGTTCAGCGTAATATTTTGGGTGTTTAAATTCCATCTTTAGTGTTTACCATAACAGACGTTAGGTGTGGACCTGTCCCAGCACGCGCGACAGCTGCCGCACTCATTGCCTTGATCAGGTGCCGGGCACGTCCTGCCCTCTGAGCTGGTAACAGTCGACGTCCATGGCCACTGCTTTACTGGTCCCTGGTTTATCATGTGTGAACTCATCCTAATTATTAAATTTGGCGGAACTGTGGCCGGGTCAATATCTTTTAAAAATTGCGCTTCACGGGTTGGCATCCAATGCCGGGTTCTCGGTGTACGCTTGCACACTTCAAAAATATTTTTTAAATGTTCCAGGCTCTGGATGTCTCCGGAGTCATGCCATCTAAACCAGTCCTGGTCCTGGATCAATGTCACCATGGCGTCGACCCATCGCGGGTCTTGCAATGCTTGCAGCCTTCGACTCAGGGCCGCTTGTACGTTCTTGAATCTATATCTCCCCTTCAGGGCATAACAGCCCGCGCACACTGAGCCCGGGACCTTCACCAGCTTGGCGCCAGTCTTGCACGCCTGAGCCGGCAGGTTGTGGGCTGGTCCTGGCATCTTCGACGGCTTAGACAGCCCGCCGGTAATTTGTCTTGCTTCTTTTTTTAACATCATAATAATTCTTTCTTGTTATGCTGGCGGTGCACGCTCTCATTTTCCCCGTCAGGATTGATTAAGCTAATGACCTGCCAGCTGTTATAACCGGCCCGCGGAAGACTCTATAGAGTATACTTGACCGGGCCACCTGCTGTTATATCCTATATAATCCCATATGCAAGATAAAAATAAAAATAAATTTCTTGACAGCTTGTAGCTTGTAGATTACGGGCGGGCCCACCCGCTTGAAGCTTGTGAACTATGGGTGGGCCCACCCAAAAAAAAAAACAAAAAAATTCAACTCTAGATTGTAGGTTTAAATTACAATCTAGAGTTGTTCATCAAGGACAGATGAAACTATAAATTAGGTTGAGATTGTTGCCTAAATTCTTCAGCAGTAATTTCAATCTCTCTACCAGAAACCATATTAGACCAAAAATAAGTTTGTTGATAATTACCATTATCAAAACGATAACTTCTTGTTTTTCGCCACGCATTTTCTTCTGTTAGTGTTAATGGTTCATATAATCTGCCAGAAATACTATCTATGGCTCTTTCCATAAATTGATCTGCCCAATCATTGTAGCAATTCAATGAGCAAAAATTTCCACCTCCATAATAGAGATCACTTCTTCTTCTGGTTTGATTTGTCTTATTTCCTTTGGAACCTCGTTTCCTGTCCTTTGTGTCATAAGTATGGCACTTATGAGATTGACAATATTTTAATGTCATTTTTCTGTCCTTTCTGCAACCTACGAGTGTACCACTCTGGCACTATCTCTCGTAGGTTAGCTTTCATTGTTGTTAAGTTTTTGTAAATAACAGATTTTAATATAATATCCCATTGACAAATGTCAAGAATAGTTTAAAACTTTTTTATGCTATTAAAAATAAATATAAAGAAAGAGAGGACAAATGGCTAGAATAAGACTAAACCAAGAGTACCGAAATAAAATTGCTAATCGAATTAAGCAAGGTTTATTTCAAGAGGACACCCAAGAAAAAAGAAAGTATGATGATCTAAAAGGTCAACAAATTGATCTTAATGATAAAGCTTGGGATATGGCAGAAAAAATTGTTAGACGTCATTATACTGATGATGATGTTGAGAAAGCATATTATCTGCAAAATAAATTTGAAAATGTTTCAACTATTGCAAAAGATAGTTGCTTCCATTTTCATTATATGGGTACCCAAGAAAAACGAGATTACAATGATAATGTTGTAATCGAGGATAATGTTGCAATAGAAAAACATTTTGATTTTAAATTAAATGGCGACATTGATGTTGAAAATAATGATAGTCATTATCGTAATGATAATGATTATGCTTATGCTTTGTTTCGAGATGAGATTAATGCACAAGAGGATTGCAACGCAGATATCTTGATCGAGCAACGAGAGAAAGATGATAACCCACACAAAAGAAAATTTACTGAAAATAATGACAAGTATCTTGGATTGAGTGGTGGAAGAAATAATGAAACTAAATATGGTCGAGAGTGGAATGAAAAATATCAACTCGATTTAATTGGTCGAGATTATTGTCGAGATAGGTCTATTGCTTGTAGTGAACAAGAATTTAATTTTTTAATTTCTTGGAAACAGGCAAAAGGTCAATTTGTTATTGCACACGAAAAATGGATTAATTCAGTTTTAAAACAAATGAAAGAAATTAAAATTGGATTAAAAGGTTATAAGTGGTTAGATGAAGCTATCGAGTTAGCAAATGAACTTGGTATTGAAATCACAGATCATGAAATAATTAGAACTAATAGTACAGGTCTAGTTATTTACAATCCGAAAAATCTGGCAGAAAGAATAAAAGGTATGAAAAATACTGAAAAAACCAGAGAACAAAAGATTGCTGAACGTGTTGCATATATGCAACAACAACAAAATAATTCTGATAACTTGAATTAAAGGGTTGTTTAATTATGGGATTAGTCTATACTAATCCCATAACAATTAAGTTATAGAAAGTAGGACAAATGAAAACACTAGCCGAAACACTAATGCCAAGTGGTTTTACATTCCAACAGGAATTATTATTACAGGCATTAAAAAGACAAGCAACAAGTGGTATGCTTATGACAAATCCAAGAGTGACAGGATTTTCAAGTTTTACCAAAGCTGTGTTGCATTTCATCAATGATAAGAAAGCACCTAAAACTTGTAAAAATTTATACAAGTATTTAGTTGAGAAAGGATACTATGATAAGCAATAAACCATTCCAAATCACTTATTATTCTGCAAGTGATAAAAAGCATATAACAAGAAATGCTTTATGGACTGATCAATGTAAATATTGGTTAAGTAAAAATGGCAGAATGTTAATGACTTATTTTGACGTGGATCAAGGGGGTTATAGAACTGCGTCAGATAGTTGGAAAGTGAGGTTATAATATGGATAACAGAAAGTTTTTCATAATTGAAAAATATAAGTCCGAGTATGCAGAAAGATATACAATTCATTCTGATAAAATGTACGACTTAACAACAGCTATGAGAAAAATGTTGGCACTCGATACATTGAACGAGGACAGAAAACAAACTTCGTATTACTTACAGCAAGTCGACTTATCGATTGTGGAAACACCATTGATAGATGCTGAAGTAAAGAAGAATGGAAAGGATACTGATCAAGAGGATCTGCCCTTTTAATCCTACTAGGGGTTGGTGGTGATACTAGTGCAATCACCAATCCCTTAAAATCCCATAAGGGTATGCATAAACTGCATTGCAATTATTGCATGGTGTGCCTCGATAGAGGTACCACTACATCTTGATTTTTTTGCTTGAAAACTAGGGCGGGCCCACCCTAAACACACAGTAGGGGTCCCAAGTATGTACATATATGTAAGATTTAGACTCTTATAGCCAACATTTGAAAAATAGGGTATAAAAAAATATTATAAAAAAATTTTATGGAAAATTTTTCAGGATTGACTCCAGAAGAGAAAGCACGACTTTTGGATCTAGAAAAAAGTGTAGCACTAGATAACGCCAGACCAATAATTAAAAAAGACTTTTTGAGTTTTGTTAAATACGTTTGGCCTGAGTTTATTGAAGGTTCTCACCATAAAAAAATTAATAAAAAATTTAATGACCTCGCTGAGGGGAAAATTAAACGTCTAATCATCAACATGCCGCCAAGACATACAAAGTCGGAGTTTGCCTCATACTTACTCCCGGCATGGATGGTTGGCCTCGATCCCCGGTTAAAGATCATTCAAGCAACACACACGGCTGATCTTGCTGTCGACTTCGGTCGTAAGACTAAGAATCTTGTCGACCAACCAAACTACAAAGAACTATTCGACACGAGACTGATGGAGGACTCACAGGCCGCTGGTAAATGGAAAACGGAACAGGGAGGAGAATACTTCGCTGCCGGTGTTGGTGGAGCAATAACAGGTCGTGGTGCTGATCTTCTAATCATTGACGATCCACACAAAGAACAAGATATTAAAAAAGATAGTAAGTCATTCGAGAAAGCATGGAACTGGTATACATCAGGTCCAAGACAACGTTTACAACCAGGAGGTCGTATCGTTGTTGTAATGACAAGGTGGAGTACCAAGGATCTAACTGGACAATTAATCAAGGCTCAGGGAGAAGAGAACTCTGACGAATGGGAAGTTGTAGAACTACCTGCCCTGCTCCCTGATGGAAAACCCGTGTGGCCAGAATACTGGACCCAGGATGAATTACAAAAAACTAAAGCATCTATTCCAGTTAACAACTGGAACGCTCAGTATATGCAACAGCCAACAGCTGAAGAAGGAGCTATTATCAAAAGAGATTGGTGGAAGGACTGGGAAGAACAAGATCCACCTAAATGTGATTTTATACTTCAGTCCTACGATACAGCTTTTCTTAAAAAAGAATCAGCTGACTTTTCAGCTATAACCACGTGGGGAGTCTTTGAAAGAGAAGATGAAGGAACCAGTATTATATTATTAAACGCTTTTAAAGATCGATATGAGTTTCCAGAACTTAAAAAAGTAGCTCATGAAGAGTATCTATTTTGGCGTCCTGATATGGTAATAGTCGAGGCCAAGGCATCAGGGATACCTTTGACAGCTGAATTAAGAGATATGGGAATACCAGTTGTTAACTTTACACCGAGCCGAGGAAATGATAAGCATGCAAGAGTAAACTCTGTAGCACCGCTATTTGAGACAGGAATGATTTGGGCTCCTATGCACCAACATTTCGCTCAGGAAGTTGTGGAGGAGTGCGCATCATTTCCGTTTGGAGATTACGATGACTATGT